CTTATATCCTGCTGGTGTTGTTGGATATAAAGCCTCTTTGTCTGTATCAGCATAGACATAATATTCCTCTATCTTTTTGACGAAAGGAATGATTTGTCCATTAGACACTCTTGCTTTATCTTTTTCTACTTTTCTTACCTTTTTGATCTTTACTGGATCTATTGGTATTAAAGAAATTAAACCCTTTTGGGGATTTTGTTTATCTATTTCTTTATAGTAATAAATTTTGCTGTCAACATACCAACGACGGAATATTTCATGACACTTATTCGTAAAATCTAATAGTTTTAGTATGTTGTTGTATTCAAAGTAAATTTTTGTTTTAATTGAATCCGGAAGATTAACATAATCCAAATTAAGTTTTATCGGTTTTCTGTCTTCTCCGGGAACTATAGATTCATTTACAATATCTTCAATTGCCGCATCAACTTCTGGATGTAGAGCCATTCCTCTATACTGATTTATTAGTTGGTTTTCATCCCTAATAGAACCGGAGAAGTCAATGGATGTGCCAAAGACTCCTCCGGTTTCAAATGTATATGTTCCGTCGTATGGTTCAGGAGTTACTGGAATCTGAGTAGATTCTAGATTGGGTTCCTGTTCTTTCTTCTTTCCAAAACTAAAACCAAATATATCAGTTAGTGCCATAATGTATTTATTCTTTCTATTTTACCCAACCATTTTTACTGCGTTAAATTACGCTTTGAGCCAGATCAATACCAGTATAATGACTATAAGCAATTTGAACTTGGAATTGTGTTAATTGATTTGCTGCTCCCATATCCAATTGAACAGGACCAACCTGTACTGGCCATGCATTTTGTAACTGTATGGTTTTTATTGCAGTATCGGTTTGATGATCAAGGTGTTCCACTGTTATGGTGCAGAAATTTGGTTGATGTACTCTATCATCTGCTAAGTTGTCAACATGGCTATTAAATTTTTCAGACCAAAGATGCCATGCTTGCCATAAACCAATTCCGTTATCGTCTAAAAGTGTTACTGTCCATTCATTATATGAACGGTCGCCTGGGAATTTATAAATTCTTCCTCTAAATGGAATAGGAATTATTCCGACATTACTTTCCGGAAGAGCAGATGCCATACAATATATTCCTTCTGGACCAAACAAATCACCTATATCTGGGGCATTGCCGCTAATTCTAAAACGATTAGGTCTAGTACCACCTTGGAATTGATTAATGAATGTGGAAATTGAGTGAATGCTTGACATTAGAATTCTCCTATGTGTTTATATTTATTATAGTTCCACATCAGTGTTTACATTGGTAATGATAATTCTTACGAAGTTAATAGACTTAGTTGGCTTAATAAAGATGTCGGCAACAAATTGATTTGCATCAACTACAGTGCCTGGGTTATTTGTTTCGTCACAAACTACTTTATATTCAACCAATCCTCTTCCCTCAAGAATTCTTTGTAAGAATCCATTTGCAGCATTTCTAAACTGCGAACGAGTAGTCTCATCGTTTACTTCAAATAGAACTCCTCTTGCGGTATTTCCAAGAACTCTTTTGATATAATTAATCAATCGAACAACATTTACTCTAGTCAAAGTAGATGTATCATCAGATTCTTTGGTTTTATCGCCAAATAGGAATGTTCCTTCTCCGGGGATTCCTATTACTGGATTTACATCAACCGCATATAGGTTATCTTGTTCTGTGTTGTTTGGGTTTTTCTTAAGTCTAACGACATTTAGGATTCTTCCTCTAGTTGTCCCTGCGGGGGAAAACCAAGGCTCAGCCACCCTATCGGTTCTTGCAAAGCAACCAGCGACATCAGATGCAAGAGGAACATCTACAAAGTTAGTTGTAACAGTTTGATTAGAAAGACCCAACATAACTTTTTCGCCACCAACTACAAATGATCTTTCACTTGCACTTGGATCTGGATAAAGAGTGGCACCAGATGGAACGCTTCCACCAGTATATCCGGCGTATGTTACTCCAATTATAGCGATAATATCTTCTCGTTGATCTCGCACTAGTTCAACTTTAGTTAACTGTGTTTGAGTTAAAGAACTGGTGAAAATGGTATCTAATGGAATGCTAGAATCATAAAATGCAGTTTCATCCTCTGCAATTCTTAGAATTCCACCATAACTCAGATAATTATATGCGGAGTACCAGTCGGTTTTCCACGCTCCGGTTGGACCAGAGCCAGTTACACCACCATAGGTTGTGCCATTTAATAAAGTTACCCACTCACCTAACGAAGAGAGGGTCATATAATTGTTATCTTTGTCCAAAGTAGTTCCAAAGATTGCAACTAAACTTGGGGTGGTTAAACTTAGCATTCCTGATGCGTGTGGGCTGCCGCCTTCTGAACCCGGAACGATGAAAGAATTGTCTACAACTGTAACTGTTACATTTGGTCGTGTCATTTTAATCTCCTAGAGATGCCTTACTGGTTTTATTTATGAAAACCAATGTTTTGGGGGTTCCTGCGTCCAATAATCATTTCCATCGGAAAATGATTTAAGATCATCTTCCTCGTAGGAAGAAATAAAACCAAATGGAGATAAATCGTCTTCTAATTGTTTAATTTCGTTCTTAAATAGTGCCAATCTGGTGTCTAAATTGGTAATTTCTTTAAAATATGGCTGTCTGGTTAACCAAGAAAACAGAACCAAAGACATTACCAAGTCATCTGTATGACCATCCTCGGCGGAATAACTTTGTGCTTTGCTAACAAAAGACATTAATTCTGTCAAAATATCGTAGTCTTCAAGGATCAATTTATCTTGTTCTATTAAGTTTTTAAGAACAGAACACCCAACTCTTTTTACTTGACTGGTTGTTCGGACACCAAAAACACTCTCGCCCTTTCCAAACCCACCCGAAACAACTTGCCCCTTTCTACCTTTCATGCTTGTCATTAGAATATGTTCATACTCTAATTCGCTATGAAGAATATCTGCAACTTGACCACCTATATCATTTATTTCTACAAAGACATATGCTTTATTATATTTGTAACCTACCTTTTCTATCACTGTAGGAAATAACATAGGCGATATAAGATTGTTTCTAAACTTACATACCATTTTATACGGAGAAGAAGTGGCATCAATTACAGTAAAAGCACTATAATCTTTTCCTTGTCCTCTCGCTGTATCTACAGTTATGAAATACAAATGATCTTCTTTTGGTTCTTCATAGACAGTTAACCCTTCTTTTGTTACTAATATTGGTTCTGCCCATGTCATTGCATTTAATTTTGCGGTAGATATTAGAGTATTAGAAGAACCAAGAAAATTACATTCAAACTCGGATTCGAACTGCTTTTCCGATGTCTGTTTGATCATTTCCTCTTTCCACTTTTGATCTCTAAGTCTTCCTCCTGCTGTAATAGGAACTTGAGACCAGTGAACTTCTATGGGAACATATTCATTCTTTGTGGGATCTCCAGCCTTTCTTGTTGCACCTTTCCACAACTTATAAAACATATTTAAACCATTTGGTGTTGAAATAATCAATACCTTTGTGCTTACACCTGATGTAATCGTAGGAAACACGGAACTAAAGAATTCTTCTGCAATGTTTTGCGGGACGAACGCAAATTCGTCAAGAAACAACATGTTAAAAGATCCACCACGAACCGCAGATGCAGAGGTAGATGATGCTAGGATCTTTGATCCATTTTCTAATTGAATAGAACCTTTATTCCATTCAAGAATTCCTTGCTGAATCCATTTTGGCAAATATTCGTATGCCAACTTTAATCTAGAAAGCATCTCTCTTGCGGTTGATTGTTTATTTGCAAGTATTGCAACACTCATATTTTGATTGAACAAAATATAGTGAAGAATATAACCAATTACTGTTGTAGACTTTCCAGACTGTCTTGGTAGTTTTGCAATGATATATCGATTATCATGGAATTGTTTTACCATTTCTTCCTGATAATCATACAGTTTAAAAGGAACAAGACCTTTATCTAGAGTTACAATCTTTATGTAATTTTTAATAAAGTAGACAGGATCATTAGCACACTTTACATACTCTTCGACCTGTTCTTTTGTAAATTCAATTTTTACACCGGGACCCTTTAGGTTTGGGTTTCCCAGATAACTTTTATCCTGTGGCTTCCCCATCGTTTAATGCTTTCTTTCTACTTCGGTCTTTATTTACAAGATCCTGAAGATCACTTGTTGAACCAACATAAATTGCATTTGTGGTGTTATTTTTTACTGTAATGTTTTCTTTTTGAGCATCTTTTTTCTGCTGATGTAGATCCATAAGATCTTTATTCATCTCTGCTAATTGTTTAGCAAATGTAGAAACAACTTCAAATCCTCTAGGTGAATCTAGGCTTTCAGCAAGAGAAATAGCATTTTCTAAACTTGCCATTCCCTTTTCAATCAACTGTTTCATATTGGTTCTAGCATATTCAAAATCAGATTCTATTTTTTTATCTTGTGCTTCTTCTGATTTTGTTTTTTGAACTAATACTTGCTTGGGTTCTGATGATTTGAACTCAACACCCAAACTTTGTGAAATTGAATCAAACACTGGGGGGATTTCTTCATTCATAAATCTTCATCCTCAAATACATTAACAGATGCTTCTTTGATTATTCCAGAACCACCTTCTAGTATTTTTCCAAATATGTGTGCTTTGGCTACAAAGTTCAAAGTACTTGTTACCATTCTTCTTGATAATAAATCACCATCATAAGTGTCAGATGAACGAACACCTGTTAGAACAATAGGAACATCAACATGTGTATCGAGATTATTCATTTTTAAAGTAACTATAAACTCTGGTGAAAAATAAGGCAATATTTGTTCGACTATCTGTAGATTATCTTCTACATTTCTCGTATAAACTCCAACTTCATATTGAACATTGTATGGAACTTCAGTGAACCCTCTATAGGTTTTATTCTGTTCTCCGGTTCCTGTTGATTTCATTTTTTTGTTTATTTTGTTTATTTTTCTTGATGGATCATAAACCATGTCCATCATTGAAAATGACATTTTTGGAAGATATGTTTCCAATTTTACATTATTTGAAATCGAACTTGCTTCGTTTAGTCTTCTAATAAATTTTTCTTTACTAGAATATGTCAATGGAACTCTGCTTCTTTCCATTGCGCCAGTTGGTGTCCTTTTTTCTATGTAAATTTCATCAAATAACCCACCAAAGGCAAGAGTTAATTTTCTTAATGTTTCGTTGTAAAAATAATCAAACATTAGTAATTGCCCTCTGAGAATGGATCTACATCAGTGAAATCATATATTCCAGTCAAGTTTCTATCGATTTCTATAATATCGTTATCTCCCAGTGTTTTGTTAGTTGCTGGAGATATTGGAATTACAATATTTGTTCCAGTTATGCCAGACACATAATATTCTGTTCCGGAACGAGTTCCTTTTATTGTTTGTAAACCATAAGCAAAAGATCCACTTATTCCGATTACTTCTAGTGTTTTTTCTTCTAGATTGTGTCGAATTAAAGACGCCTCTGCTGTTGCGTTTTCATATGAACCATTGGTGACTCCTAAAACTTGGAATAGAATTTCTCCATCGAAATATCTTCCTGCATCGCTGACTCTGTTTCCTAACGTTATTTGATATGTGCTTGTCTTTATTTCACCTTCGACTGCATCTATATCAGTATTACCAGTTTCAAATTCATCACCATTGATTGTAGTGAGTTCACACACTAACAAATATGTGTACAGTTTTCCTGCTTGGTAAAATGGATTTTCGTGTTCTACAAAGTTAATTTCAAATAAAGCCTTTGTTAATGGAAAAAAGATCAGATCTCCCTCGCGTGGACGAGTTATGTCATATCTTTCTGATATTTCAGAATCAAACCTTTTCCTAGAAACTATTAGGTTAACTTTATCTCTTACTTCTAAACCAAACTTTGAGATTATGTCTCCTTCTCCCTCAAATCCGGCAACAGAAGCAATATACATTTCAATTGGAAAAACTTTAGTATATTTGTAATTTGCTTCTCCGAATTCTGCAATACCATTATATTGCTCTCTCGGAATATAAAACATTTCCCTACCCATCGTTTTTATGATCTCAATAGAGAGATCTTCGATGATATTTTGTTCTCCAGAGTAATCTTTAAAATAGGGATTTTTAGCCATTTTCAACCCATCATGAAGTTAATTGGTAGTTCGTATTCCAATTGAACTTGTGTTTCAATTAATTGTATTTCCTGCATTGCCTCTTGAACTATTTCTGGACCACGAAGAGTTACACCACCGGGAAGTTGAACACCACCAAATTTAGACATGTTCATTCCCCATTGTCTTTTTATCAAAGCGGTGACATATTTCTTCAATAAACGATCATTGTATATTTCTGTGAACTTTTCAGGATCAAGAGAGACATATGCTTCTATGACTATATTTTTGGTACTAGCAAGTTCTTCTCTCCAATTCATTTCAATATGGAGTTTATTTGTTACCTTACTGAAACGAACTGTCTTTTCTGGTTGAAAGAGATCTTGAATCATATTGATGTATCTCTTTGTGCTGTCATATTGAGCCAAACCCATGTTTCTGCTCGACATTAGGTTTGTGTTAATACCAAAGTAATCAGTCAATGCCATTTGATATCGAACATCAAACATAGAGATGCTACTGAATGGACCAAATTGGAAGATTTTAATAACACTAACTATGTCTCTTCCAGTTGGTCCATCACCACCAAAACCATTTACTGGTCCTAAATTATTGGTATCGATGTATTCGTTTTCGATATCTTCAGGCTGTATTTCATAAAGAAAATATGCTTTCTCCACACCATCGAAGTGTCTCTCTGAGAAATACTGGAGTGCATCATCTAGACGATCTTCACATTGGTGCCAATCTACATTGATATCGACAACTGGCGCCCCGAGTTGTCTCAGAGCATACTCAATTAAAGTTTGTCTTGAATTTGGTGCTGCCATAAATTCTCCTTACAAGATATTTATGGCTTTAAAAATTACTGAAGTTTTTGAGAATTCAGTTTATTTTGTTCCATAATCTTCTGTTCGCGTTCTTCCATTGCTTTCTTCATTCCATCTGGCATTTCTGGTAATGTAACTGGAACCTTGTTCAGTTCCTCAAATTCAATGTTTTCAAGATAATATTTACGAGTAATTGGTGAAACTGCCTCATCTGGTTTACTTGGAGTGTAGTTAGTAAATCCAGGCATATTAATTGGACAATTTAACTTTGGGTAATCTAGTTTGCTGTAATCGTTACCATTTGCAACCAACCATGTTCCTTGACGATCACCACACCCGCACCCACCGCAGAAGTACTGTCCTGCTGTTTTGCTTTCTTTTAGGTGCTCGCATGGTGGTAATGCACCATCTAGATGTTTATTTCCAAAACAACTTAGCACTCGTAGTTGTTTTGTTGCTTTATTAATTTTCTTTTCATTTAACCCGCGAGAGGTTAATGACATTGCAAAACTTTGAATCATTCCAATTTTCTTTGAAATGACACTTTTTGTTGGTACTTCTACTGTACGAAATTCAATTGGATTTGGTTTATTTGAACAAGATTCTTCAGCCATAATAATTACTCCACTTCAATTCTTCTAATAAGACGAACATTAATATTAGATGTTCTTGGTACTAAGTATATATCTCCATAATTTAACTTGTTGAAGTTTTGTCCGTACATGAAAGATTTGCCATTAAATACTTGGCTATCTAAATTATATTTGTTATCCGATTTAACGCTAA